CTTCTATTACTTTTTTACCTTGATCTGTACCAAAGCAAATTTTGTAATGTTCAAAAAGTTCTTTTAACTTCTTATTCTGTTGGTCCATTAATATTATTTATTTCTTTAACCATTGGAGCTGCGTCTTTAGCTATTTGAGCTTCTTGCATTGCTTGTTGCATTTTCATTTGCTCTTGTTGAGCTACAGCTTTTTGTTCTCGTAATTCTTGAACCTGTTTGTCAGATTTAATCATTCGAGCTGGTAATCCTAAAACATTTATAATTTGTTTTATTAAACCGTTTTCATCAATGTAATCTTGTACTGGAGCTAAAGGTGAGATCTGTGCAAAGAGTTCTAAACCTCTCATTAAATTTTGTAGCTCTTGTCCTTTTTGAGCTAATGCCATTGGTGATACATATTCAATATCTACTTCTTGGTCGGCAAGTATCTCAGGAGCTTCATCAAATAATCCATTTCTTAACATGATATTAAATACTCTTAAGATCATTGGTTGTAGTAATTCAGATTGTAATCTTCCTAATACAGGACCAAGTATTCTCATCTTCTCTTCATTTCTTTGAAGAACTTCAGTAGCTGTCATATTTCTATTTTCAGTAATTAATAACTGATCAACATGAAATATTTTTGCAATAGCTGTGCGTCTTTGATTTTCGTTATTCAAAGTTAAGGCAGTGTTTGCTTGTATATTTAAAGGTTCAATTCTATCTCTTGATCCTGATCTATAATAATTTAAAGAACCTGGCGACATTCTGATTGGACTAATCATACTGTCATCAGGAACAAGTAAAGGTGGGTCAACTTGTTTAGCTGCCGCCTTTAAACTGTGTTCAACCATTTTATTTAAAACTTTAATATCAGGTAGAGCATTCATCGTTGGTGATCTACCATAGATCTCTGTAGATGATTTTAAATATCTTGGAATGACATAAGGCATTTCTCTGAAACCACCAATAGATATGATGTGTCCAGTGTGATCTTCCATATAGATACTTTGGAAAGGCATGTTAGACTTATCTTGTTTTCTCTCATTGTAAATTGTTCTTGGTCTTACAACGTGACATAAGTCAACATCTTGTAAAGGATCTTTGTCAAATAATTTTTTTACGTCTCTACTTAAATTTTCTAATCCAAATTTATCTACAGCTGCATGAGCTGGCATTTTAAATTTTCTATAAATAGTATCTACAAAACCTTTTCTATTTTCTTGGATATATAATTCTTTTATGTGTCTAGCAGAAAAACGTAGAACATCGTCTTTATCTTCTTCAATCATTAAACATGCTGTGCCAAAGCAAATTAAGTCATGATAACTTTCAAAGATTTCTTGTTGAAAATTAGATCTAGCAAAAGATAAATACATTTTATCTAAAGCATTTTCTAACCACTGTCTTGCATCGTCATCTTCATTTAAAAGACTTTCTTTAAAACGCATTGAAAACCATCTGTTCGCAGATGATGTAAGCATGCCATGTAAAGAAGCTGCAAGTAATTCTAGTGCATGTATTGCGGTAGCATCAAACACTAAAGTATTTCTTTTATCACCTCTAGCTCTCTCTTTAGAAACTTCAGCTTTTCTTGTTAAAGCATAATCAGCACATTCTTGCCAATGACTTTCCCAAGTAGATCTTTGTTCCATTAATCTTGAAAGATTTGTTTTAAGTTCTGCTGATAATTTTCTTAATTCTTGATCTTGCATTAACCGCCTAATAAAGTTTTTAATTGAATTTCTGCATCATTAGAAACACCTTTTGATGAAGTAAGAAGCGTAGCTTTTCTACCTCTTCTTTTTGACTTATCATAAACTGCTTCCACTGTTGTTGGTCCAGCTGGAGTTTTTACAGGTTTTGGTGCCATCTGTGCTTGTACTTTTGGTTTACTAATTATTTTTTGTATTGGTGAAAATCCGCCCATATTATCCTCCTAGTAAAGTTTTTTTTGAAACTGACATATCTTCCTCGAAATCTTGAGGATTTAATTTTTTGTATCTTTTTTTTTCTGCTGCACTAAGACTTTGGTATTTTGTTGCAGTCTTTATGTTTCTTAACTTGCCGCCAGTTTTTTCTTTAAAAATTCTTCTAGCATCTGTTAATTCAGCAACATCATCATCTGCATAAGTAGGAACTGCTAAACCTCTAGATTGTCTATTTCTAGGATCGTCAGGTCTCTTAAGCTTACGAACCATTGTTCCAGTTGTTCCCATTATCCGCCTAGTAAAGTTTTCTTTGCGATGTTGTTATCAGCGACTTCGCCAATATCAGCATCAGTTAAGATTGTAGATCTACGACCTGTTCTGTTTCTATTTCTTTTTCTCATTTCTTCTGCTTCTTGAGCAGCTCTTGCACTGTCCTCTGCACTTGGTACATCTGCCACTGCTGGCATTTGTAATTGTGGAGGTGCTGGCATACTTGGCATTTTAAAGATTGAACTCATATTTATATTCCTTTTGCATGTTTGCGATTGTTGTTGTTTTTTCTTTTTCTAAACCTACTGCTAATGTTCTAAAGCTATCGCAAGGATGGCTTGACCAATCGTGTACAGGTTTAGCTGCGAACACTCGAGACTTATCATTATATTTACGATGATAATGTCTAAGAGCGTTTATTAATCTTTGACAATTATCTACATCGATCTGACATCTTGGTAGCAGCATTTTAACTGCGTGGATGCCATCTTCGACTGAAAGCTTCTTAGCTATTTTAAATTTTAATCCTAGTTGGTAAGCAACTTCTCTTTTAGTTCTACCAGTAGCGAAATCGGTTTGCTCAAGATCGTGTGGTCCATAATGATTTAAATAGACATAATCTTTTTCCTTGAGTAGTTGAGCATAGAAAGGAAATGCTTTATTATGGTCCTCAGCAAAGTCAATAATGTTAAGACTATGTCCAATAACTTGGAAAAAAATAATAGCGGTACTATCATTAAAACCAACATCCCAAGCGGTATGAACAGGATGAGACGGATCGTAAGGCACTCTAGTAATCCTTCTTTCATTTTCTAACTTATTTAGTACATCCCCATAAATAGATCCTGTAATATTTCCTATAAAGCTGCATTCAAATTCTTGATTGTACTTAGCTTGACCCATTACTTGAAGCGCCGCATCTAGCTCTTCCTGGTCTATAATTTTTGTGTCTGATGATTTGGCTACATATAAAAACCAGTCATCATTTTGTTGAGCCTTAAGGTAATAATCATAAAAAAGATTATTCATTCCTTTTGGCGTTCCGCACATCGATAACCATCCTTTTCGGTCAGAGAGTGCTGGTCTAATAACTTCATCTATAACTGCAGAATTAACTTGAGCAGTCTCATCAATTACGCAACCATCTAAATAAATTCCTCTTAAGCTATCAGGATTTTCTGCTGACAACAGCATGATCCTAGCGCCATTCATTAAATCACAACGCAGCTCTGTCTCGTTATACTTCGTACCAGGTATTTTGCTGGTGTAATGTTTTAAGTAATCGAAAGCGATTTTTTTGGCTTGCGAATAAGTCGGAGCAAGATAAGCAAATCGTGGATTATGATTTTTGTTTGTCATCGCACATTTAATTAAATGATTGATTAACATTACCGTTTTGCCAAACCTCCTGTGGCAGCACAAAACTGAAAATCTATGTTTCTCTAGCTTGCCATGTATATAAGCTTGTTGCTCTCTTGGCGAATACGGTATGGTTATTTTCATTAGTGTACTGTAGGAATTTTATCTTTATCCCAGTATTTCATATTTATTTTTTGAAATACGAAATCAGCAAACTCAGGTAAATCGTCTTGGTCCTCAAATCCATTAAAGACCATCATAAGTTCATTATTAAATGTTGTAACTGTAAAGCCTGATACGTTCTTAAACTTGTTAGGTATTTCTAATTGTTTCTTTTTGCGTGTGTTGCTCATCGGTATATAATCGTAATAGAGGTGGCGCCATAAATTTGGGGTATGGTACCTGGCGTAAAAACATTTTTTTTTCCTGTACCTTTTTGACTATTGCATGTCAGGCAGTCACTCTAGCTAAGTAAATCAATATAAATAAAACAAACTGGTGCATGCTTGGTGCAAAACTTTGTAGATCTACTCTACTTTAGAATAATTCCAAACTCCATGACGTGTGCGAGACGTTCTTTGTCCGCAACTACCAACGGTGTTTAATCACTCTCAGCTTCAATCACTTTCTCTTGCGGTTGTTGCCAGGTAATCTCTACTTTACTGTCTTGCACAATCTGTTGCTTGTCACCGTAGATTGGCAATAGTTTAGAGGCTAACCAACGGTAATGATGTAGCTTCTCACGCACGACCATAATATTTTTATTGTCTGCATTCTCAAGCTCTGTAATCATTTCATCAAGATAAGTCTGACATCCTATCTTTCTTGCTTGAACTATCTTGTTGGCAAACTCTTGGTGTTGGCTAATCCATTTGTAAACTACGCTTATGCTTGGCAATTCCTTCTCTCTGCATATCTGAGTTAAAGGTTTTCCTTGCATTAGTTTTTGACAAATATTTTCTGACACTTGGTCTGTCAGTTGTAATTTCTGTGACATCTTTAAACTGTTTTAAATTTTTGAGAACTTTTAATTTACCTTGCTTAGTTCGTGGACCTGTACTCAATCCACCATGATTTTTACATCTGAATTTTTTAGAACTTCTGCAATAAAATCCTTTGGCTTTGCAACGGACAGTGTAGTTGCTTGATCTTGTATTGCTTTCGCAACGATCAGGTTTTAATTTCATTCGTTGGCTTAATCTGTTGGAATAAAAAAAAAGAGTAAAAAAAAATTAATCTTTAACAAACTGTTTTCATCACTACAGTTTAATTATACTGCTGATTTCTTATCCGTCTATTATTATTTTTTCCTATACGGTGTGAAAAGTTTTATTTGTAAGGATATATTTATTTAGTAAAGATTTTGTCGAAGTTGTCAAAGCTTTTTTTTAACTTATTAGATAATTTGTCTAAGACACTCTCATATCTTTTTTTAACTGTTGTACGATGTAAACCAAAAAACTTACCAAGCTTGGTCCACTTAAAACGATTAGCACGCATCCACAATAGTTTACGATCTACTCTAGGATCATCTGATATATCTAAATCTATTTCACAAATAATATCTATTGCTAAATCATACCTGGTCATTTGTCTTGGTGTTGCACGTAAAGATAGCTTTGGTCTTAAATGATAACCCCAGTCGTTCTTATCATAATGTGTTTCAAGCAACTGATACATACTCGGACATCTATTGTTATTAGGTTTAGCAAGAAATCTCTCAGCAAATGCTGCATCATCTAAGATGTCAACAATATGTTTTTCAATCTTTAATTGTTCGTTAACTATAGTTTCTATGCTTCTTGACATTTTTTAATACCCATCTGTACATAAGTTTATCTTCAGAAATACTAAGCAGCTGCTCTTTCGGCAAACTACAAAGCTTATCGAACAACTCGTATTGATCGAGATCCTTATAAAGATAATCTGTTTTTATTTCTTGAGCTGTATGCTCTTTTAATAACTTCCAGGCTCTACTTGAATTAAATCTTTGAAAGCCTAATGATTTTACAAACTCTGTATGTCTTGGCATATCGAATGTAAGATATTTAC